AGACACTATTTGTTTTGGGACGGTGGAATACATTGTAGCACACTAGACGTCAAACGTAAAGGCGCCAAAAGAAAAATCATAGATTAAAATTGCTTACCGATTTCGCTGTGCTTACCGCTACGCGGAGTTGAAATTTCTGCTTTACCGCTTCGCGGAATTTTTGCTGTCCGCCAGCCATTGCTGGAATGAAAGCAGTTCCACATCTTGACATTCCACATAGTCTGAATTATTATGATGTTTGATTTTGCCTCTACCCACAATAACATCTCCATCTTTGTGACTGAACGGTTTCTTAACTGTGATGTCTATGTATTCTCCAGGACCTATTCCCAGTGTGACAAATGTTACATACTTGCCATTTTTGCCTTTGAAAACTCTACCATTGGCAATAACTCCGGCAAACTGAACATAATCTAGATACTGTTGTTGTACATGACATTTAGGAATAAATCCTCTTCTCCACCAACCAGGTTCATTATCTATGCCCCAACGTTCTGCTTCTGTGTTGTACACCCAACGTCTGTATGAACCTTCACAATGTTTCAAACAAGCCTCCCAAAACTTTTTAGGATTGTGTGCTTTCTGATATGCCAGTGCCCAAATCAATCTGCCCAAGTTGACCGCATGGGCTCTACATAATCCAAAACCAGACAGTGTCATCAGTGTATTGATTGCTTCTTGTTTGCGTGGATGATTACCTAACTTATCTACAAATTCTATAATTTTTTCATCGTTCTTTTTAGCAAATGCTCTGCGATACATATCTGCTTCATACATATCTATACCTATAATCTCAGAAATAATTTCAATAGCATCATCTTCAAACACAATAGAATCTTGTACACCTTCTTTGGTCCAGTCATTGAACATGGATGCTTTTTGTCTACCTGTCATTGCTACCGGTCGTATCATTGCTGTTGCGAACACACAGTCATATACACTTTTAGGTTGTATTGCTCTAAACAATCTACGCATTGCTGGAGACTCTCCTTGTGTTACTCCTAGCACATCTCCTCTGCTCAATAAATTTGAAGTTGCTTCGTCTTCCATAGGATAGTCTGTTAAGTTCATATCAGGATCTATTTCTAACAGTTGACTCAATCCTCGATTAGCAAGTATGTCAACTTTCAAATGTTCTAAGTCTTCAACTTCATATTTGTCCAGCAGTATTTGATTGTCAGCAGAAATTAAACTTTTAGGTAACTGTCTATCAAACATTATGATTCCACCGCAGTGTTTAGATATACATCTTTTCTTGCCTAACAGTTTTTGTTCTATACGTTTTGCTTCAACAGGATCGATATCGTAATCTTCGTATTTGAATTTGCGTGGCAGTTTGCCTTTTGCACCTAAACGCTTTGCCGCTTCACGTTTTGCTGACTTGGGTTGATATTTTACATAGTTGGATATTCTTGCTGTTTTGCCAGGCCACTTTTTAAAGATGCGGTTCATAACTTCTGCTTGTTTGTGATGTTCAAAGTCTATGTCAACATCAGGTAAATCATCACGCAATGGATTCATAAAACGTGCTACAGGTATGTTCCATTTAACTGGATCAACATCTGTGATACCTAACAGATAACACACAAGACTGGATCCTGCGGAACCTCTTGTCATGTGTTTTAGATCTGATGTGATGTCTATGATGTCACAAATTTTTAAGAAATATTCTGTGAATCTTTGTTTAAGAATTAATTCGAATTCTTCTGCAAGTCTTTGTTGGTACACTTCACCGTTGGGCATTTGCCTTTTAAAACGTTCAGTGAGCCTTTGTATGTTTTCTAAATCAGTCATTGTTTGCCTCTCTGCCTAAAACAATATTTATTATATCTGATTGTGCAGTGATTAGATTTTGGTAATATTGATTCCGTAGTATTTGCTAATAGTGTTCCAAGCAAAACCGGATATTAATTCGTCAGAGTTGAATTGTAAATTAGTTAAACAATTAAACAGATATTGTCTATTTTCTGGATAGTATAAATTATTAATCTTATCAATTGAATTCACACTGTAATCTTTTAGACAGCCTGGAACAAGACTGATTATAGGACATCCTTCTCGTAATGCTTCAGTCATTGCCATGGTGTGTAAACTAACCACACAGTATATATTTTCTAATGAATCACAGAATCCTCTTGAACCTCTTGCTTTCTTAGGCAGTTTCTTTCTTACTTTAATTGGTCTGTTTGTGTATTTTTTAATTTCTTGTGTAGTAGATTCTATCCATTGATCTACATTTTGTTTGATACCATATACTTCTAAACCGTTTTGACTAGGAGCAACAATATACACTTGTTCTCCCATTTGCCAAGGCTTAATGGTCATATTAAATTTTACAAAACGTTCATTTGTCCATTCACCTTTGATATCTGAAATTTGATTTTCGTTGAATGTAACTCTCCAGAAAACAGGTTTCCACCAATTACAATATCCTTTTTCAACATTCACATAATCGATATTTTTTTCTTGAAAAGATTCATGATACTTTTGAAATCCATCGTGTCCACCAACACCACCAAGTATTACTAAATCTCCTTGGTGAATATGTTCAACATCTGAAAATATTTCTAAACCAGAACTTATACTAATTGTGTTTGCCAACTGAGTACAAGTACGTCTGCTGGTTCCTAAATTTAAACCTTTTGGAATTACTATTCTTCTGTATTGTTTATTCATCGCCATCAAGGTTCTTTAAAAAGTCCCTCAACTTTGTTTGGTCAGTGTTGCCTGTTTCGATACGACCAACAGTGTCGCCTTTTGTTGGGTCTGGTGCTTTTAGTTCTTTTGGTTCTTCAGCATCGTTTTCAGTAACTGTTGATGTCTTTTTCAATGAATTGTATATTGTACTCTTACGTTTATCAAACTCTTGATATTCAGAATCTTCAGCAAGGTCTCTTATTCTCAAACTGTCCACATCAAATTCTAAATCAATCTTTTGACCAACTCCGCTAGATGATCTTGTTTTCATTAATTGTATTTGATATCTGCCACGTTCTCTCATTGCTCTACTTGTGAATATACCAAACACATTGTCAGCAGTTTGTATTTTACTTAACCCACCTGATATATGCGAGTGATCAAATTCTATTTCTTCAACAGCACCTCTGTTCAACTGTGATGCTGTTACAAAGATAACATTCAATTCCATTGACAAGTTTCTTAATTCTTCAGATACAAATTTATCTTTAACAAACAAATCACTTGGCGATACTTTTCTACTGATAGGCATCATAAGATCCAAATAGTCTACAAGTATCACATCTAGTTTTGTGCCTGTTTTTATTTCATATTCTTTGATATAACTTCTCAAATCGTTTGTATTTTTACCACTTGGCATATATTTTATTTGAAACTTACCTGCTTTTTTACCAAGCAATTTGACTTTCATTTCAACACCATCTAAATCTTTGAAAATTTCTCTAGCAGGCACATCTGTTAGCATTGAATCTAGTCTCATCGATACAAGTGCCTCACTTAATTCAAATGAAACATAAGCAACATTTAATCCATTGAGTACCCAATTACATCCTAAGTTAGCAAGGAATAAACTTTTACCAGCACCAGATCCACCAGCAAATATATTCAACTCACCTTTGTTAAAACCACCAAATAATTTTTTATCTAGTGTTGACCACCCTGTGCTGACTTGACCATTTTGATTTTTCAGTCCCATAAGTCTTGCTTTTGGATCATCAAAGTAATCTGTACCTATGTCTTTGTGTAGTCCTATTTGTACAGCCTTTTTGACCAACTCTTCTACTGGACCATATTCACCTTTTTCTAACATATCAGCAGATTTTAGTATTGCTCTTTCTAAACTTTTATGTCTTACAAAAGTTTCAAAATCATCTAACAACCAAGTAAAATGTTCTTCTGTTAAATTTTCTGCTTGTTTTAAATTAACGTTACAAGATTTGTTTACAATATCATATGTTGGCAATGAATTATATTCTGCCACATACTTGTTAACAAAGTCTGCTGTCTCTTGAAGTTTTCTATCAAACAATGAATGATCAAATATAGATTGGCAACGCACAAACGTTTCTGCGTCACCTAACATCATTTCGAGATACAGTTTTTGTATCTCATATCCATAATCTTTATTTTGTTTTACCATTGTCCTTATTATACCACATTTCGTTTGAATTGTCAATGTGCTTGTGATATTTGGCAAGCACAGCACCTATACAACTTCCCGGATCTCCAGGATTTTTTGGTACCCATATGTCATCCCAAACAGATTCTAATTTGCCTACTGCTGTTTTATTCAACGCACACCCACCTACCAAAATTATGTTTGATGTTTTAATATTCATTTGTATCCATGAACTGGCACACATTAACACTTGTTCAAAAATATGTTGTGTGGTTGCGGCAATGTCTGCCAAATCTTGTTCCGTGTTTAATTCAGGTCTCCACCAGTTGCAACCTCTATGTAAATTAATTCTTGTTTTGAAAGGCATTCTTGTATCAACTAATTCTTCCATAAACATTCTGTAATACTTTCTCCAATAACCTTTTTTAGCAAGTTGTTCAAATTTATGTTCTTCTGCGTTTGCTTTTAAACCAACCCTTTGTGTCATTGCTGAATAAAATAAACCTATGCTGTGTGGATAACTTTGTGTGTATTTCTTTTCTAATTTATTGCCATGTCCATGCCATATTGTAAAAGTTTCAAACTCTCCTATGCTGTCTAAAACAACAACTGCGGCATCTCTATATGGAGAAGTGTAGTATCCATATGCCGCATGACTTTCATGATGATTAACATATTCTATTGGCACATTGTGAATACCCGATTTACTTAAAAACTTTTTAATATTATTTTCTTTCCATTTCCAACCTTGACCTGCTATCAGTTGACGCACAGTTTTTTTGAAAGGTTTTTCATAAAAATATATTTTTGCAGGATAGGCCCATTTGGGATTTGATCTTACTTCTGCCATCAGTTTAGGACAAAGTGTAGGATCTCCAGGTATACCGCTGAAGTCTTTAGACATTCCTGCCCATTTTAATTTTAGATGATAATGATCTGTTAGTCCTGCTACTCTCCATTCCATGACTGCCAAACTGGCATCATGATTGTTACCTGTGATTCCCCATACTATCATTTTTCAATTACCCATGCTCGATGATAAAAATCATCAATGTTTTTTTGTATCAGTGCTACGGCTAAATCATTTGCTGTTATTTTTGACATAGGTCCGTATTCCTTCTTTGTTTTAGGATCCATTGTTTCTTTGTTGTTAGGATCCTTGTGAATTCCCTCTATCACGTAGTACATTCTACTTGTATATAAAAGGGTCTCTTTTTTGTAACTCTCTTATTTTCTTTCTGTATTTGATGTAAGACACCAATTTAGTGATAGGAGAGATTACAAATGATATTACTTTTTTTATGTAAACCATTTTTTCATCCTCAGTTTTGTTTTCAGTTGCGAATCTTCTGCGTTCTTTATAATTGTATACAAAGTGTGAAGTCTACCATATTTACACACAGCATCATTCACATCTCCAATATCCTGACTCCAGTCAGGCATACTCACACTCCAACCAGACTCCATAGCATCATAAACTAATTTTTGTCCTGCTTCATCTCTATCAGGAACCACAATCACGTGTTTACCTAGACTGTTTACGAGTGCTGTCTGTTGCTCTTTGACCTCACTTCCCAACAATGCAACTCCATCTATAGCAATAGCATCGATTGGACCTTCAACAGCCACAACGTATTTTCTGTCATCGTCCTGTGCGTCTGTGTTAAAAACATATCCAGGTTGCTGTTCTGAAAGATATTTTACTTTGCTTTCAACAACTTTTCTTGCTGTATAGCCAACAATTTTTGATTGATATGTGAACGGAATAATCAATCTATCTCGGAAACCTGCTTCAGGACTCCAATAAAAATCATAGTCATCTAGTGTTAATTTTCTTTTAGCAATGTATTCCATTACAGAAAATAAATCTTTATCAACACCACCTGGTTCCAAATCTTTGTATGTTGCCCATTCATGTATTGGCTTTGCTTTAGGTGGTAATTCTTTCATTACAAATTTTGGCAATGTGACAATAGATTTAAAACCACTGTCATCCGTTTTGTGTTGTAAAACTTGTAATGCTAGTTTTGTTATTACATCATCTGGCACATTTAACCATCTCATAAATTTCTTCATCTTATAAGATAAGTTTCTTCCTAGTCTCCAACTTGTTTTGAATCCACAATTGAAACAATGAAAACTAACACTTTCATCTGCTTTGGATATCAGTCCGCCTCTTTGTCTTGTATCTGGTGTTGTGCCATTGTGCTCACAACAAGGAGCATTAAAAGCCAACCAACCGCTAGGAGTTTGTTTTCTTTTGGAAGGAAGATAAGTTTGTAAAACGTCAAGCACAATATTCATGCTTGTATTATAATTTAAAATAATGAAAAAGTCAATTAGTTTCGAACTAATATTTTGGTAACACTACCAGAACTTAATGTATGTTTGAATCTTAAATGACTGAACACGCCATTAAAATTTACATATTTGATTGTATCAGAGTCTGTGGCTGTAAAGGTATTGATATCTGACCAATAAGTTGCTCCGTTTATTTGATTATCAAGTGTGCCTTGTACCACAATGTCACCTACTGCTTCATCTAGATAGTAAGCCACAGTGTGTAATGCGGAGTTGCCATTTATTGTTGGTTCTGCTGTTACAGTTTCTGATAAAAATACACCAGAACTTGGATTGTCTTCTGTGAATGTTGAGATTGAATATGAATTTAAAGGTCCTGGAAATTCCTCTGTGCTAACATATACAATGCCTTTGTTTGTAAAATTTGTGCCGCTGTGTAGAATAGTTTTAGAAGCATCTGAATCTTTCGAAAGATATACAGTGTAGTGCATATACTGTGATTTAACATTAAGCAAATCATTTTCGCTTATAGTGACAGTGAAATGGCCCACTTTGCTTGGTGTGGATGTTTCTATCACTGTGCCGTCTTTTTCAACAATCAATCTGTTTGATTCGTCATACAATTGAAACTTTGGTGTATATGTGTTCAGTATTGACACAGGTTTTTGATCTGCATTAAGGACGTTGAATTGAATGACATTGTCTATTCCTCTGACTAAATTTAAATTTCTTTGATACACTGATCTATACTCCGTTATTTCTCCTGCCAGATTCGCGGTAAGAGTTACACTGTTATTTAATAAATATTTTGGCACAAGTTGCATAATCTTATGTATTTAT